TCTGCCCTAACGATACAGAAGGGGATGTTATTGAGCTTGAATCTCTATTGATTCAGTTACCAGCCAAACCAGCGAAGAAGGACATTCTGTTCCACAACCTAAAGAAGGAGAACCAGCACTGGCAACGCCACGAGTTTCCAAGAGAGCTCAACCAAATCAAGAGTATGGACGACTGGTATGAGTCTCCTCGTGAGTTTCAGCTCAGATGGGGTCCATACATTGAGCAGGAGTTCCAAAGAAGAAGGGATGGCGTTTGGTTTTACAACAACGGAGTACCTACCTACATCACTGGACACCACTATATGTTCATCCAGTGGAGCAAGATTGACATCGGATACCCTAGCTACCTAGATTTCCAGAGAAAGCTGTTCATTCACCTAGCCGCTTGTGAGGCTGACCCACGATGCCTCGGACAGATTTACACCAAGTGCCGACGCTCTGGTTATACCAATATGAGCGCTGCCACTTTGGTGGATGAAGGCTCTCAGGTAAAGGATAAGTTACTCGGCATTATGAGTAAGACGGGTGCTGACGCTCAAGAAGCAGTGTTTGGCTCTAAGGTCGTGCCAGTATTTAAGAGCTACCCGTTCTTCTTTGCTCCAGTTATTGATGGTACCACTAACCCGCGTATGGAGCTTGCATTCCGTGAGCCTTCAAAGAGAATCACCAAGAACAACAAGATAGCTACTCGTGGCGAGGCACTTGATACCATCATCAACTGGAAGAACACGGTAATCAACGCCTATGACGGAAGTAAAACCCATAGGCTATTCTTTGACGAGGCTGGTAAGTACGAGAAGGGTATTGACGTAAGAGAGATATGGCGCATCCATCGTACCTGTCTTATTGTGGGGCGTAGGGTTATTGGAAAGGCAATGATTGGTTCCACAGTAAACCCGCTCGACAGAGGAGGCCGAGAGTTCAGAAGCCTTTACTACGACTCAGACCCCACGCAACGCAATGAAAACGGACGTACCAAAAGCGGTCTTTACAAAATCTTCATCCCTGCTTACGAGGCACTTGAGGGATTCTTTGACCAATATGGGCTTCCAATTATTGATGACCCAGAGAAGCCAGTAATCACTGAGGACGGAACCTTCACCTCCATCGGAGCTAGGACGTTCTTAAAGAACGAGCGCAAGGGCCAGCAGCATAACAGCTACGAACTCAACGAGGTCATCCGTCAGTTCCCATTTACCGAGGATGAAGCCTTCCGAGATTCTACGAAGTCTTCGCTGTTTAACATCACCAAGATTTACGAGCAAATCCAATACAACGATGAGCTGTTCCCTAATCCAGTAGTGATTGGAAACTTCCACTGGGAGAACGGGGTGCAGGACTCTAAGGTACATTTTAAGCCAGATGCTAACGGAAGATGGCGCATTACGTGGATGCCTCCCGTAGAGCTCCGTAACAAGATGCAGGTGGAGCGGAATCAGAAAGTAGCCCCCAACGACTTCCTTGGCTGTGGTGGAGTTGACTCCTATGACCTTGACGCTACAACAGATGGGCGCGCATCAAAGGGAGCCTGTCATCTTATGACCAAGTTCAATATGCAGCACCCATCCAATATGTTTGTGGCTGAGTATGCATCACGTCCTCCGCTGGCTAAGATATTCTATGAGGATGTTCTGATGGCTGCGGTGTTCTACGGGTTTCCTCTGTTGGTAGAAAATAACAAATACGGAATCGTAAGATACTTTGAATCAAGGGGTTACGATGGATATTTAATGGGACGACCAGCGCATCTATCCTCTACATCTGCCCACGTCAACGTGAAGACAAAGGGTATCCCATCCAACAGCCAAGACGTGATTCAGGCTCACGCTCAAGCTATTGAGTCGTACATCCACCACCACGTAGGCATCAATGATGAGACGGGTAAGTTCAGCAATATGTACTTCAATAGAACTCTTGAGGACTGGATTAACTTCAAGATTGACGACCGAACAAAGTTTGACTTGACCATTTCCTCTGGTCTTGCTTTACTTGCTGCGCAGAAAGTTGCGGCTGATAAGCCAAAGACTGATTTTAACTCTAAAGTGTTTTTTCGTAAGGGTCGAGAAATCAGGCGTTAGATATATCTGTATATTTGCACAATAACGGATATTTTAGTATGTCGGATTACAATTATGTGAGTAGCAACGTAAACTTCCCTGACCCTTTGGCAAATCACGCCAGAAAGGTCACGAAAGAGTACGGACTGCAATATGCGAAAGGCGTATACTCTCAATGGGGTGGTGTCAATACCACAGGCTCTTTATACAATATGCGCTGGAAGGAATTCCAGATTAACAGGGATTATGCCAACGGCACCCAAGACACAAACATCTATAAGCAGATTCTTACGTCTCTTGACCCCAACAACGGAGATGGAGCACTTCTGTCTATTGACTGGTCTCCAGTTCCAATCATTCCGAAGTTCGTTAAGATTGTAGTCAATAAGATTCTTGGTACTGCGCCTTTCCCTAACGTGGAGGCCATTGACCCTATTTCTCAGACAGAAAAGGATAGAGAGCGTGCCAAGATTAAGGCGGCCATCAAGAACAAAGAGATGTTTGCCGAGGCTAAGGCTCTTGGTCTTAAAACTGCTATTGACCCAGATTCTCTTCCTGAAACCACAGAGGAAGCTGAGATTTTCTTCGAAACCAGCATCAAAACCCAAGCGGAGATTGCTGCTCAGATTGCTACTCGACTGACCCTTAACTGGAATGACTTTGACGAGAAGATTTACCGCCGTAACGTAGAAGACCTAGTTACCGTTGGTATGGCTGTGGTGAAGCGCAACAACGACCCGAATTACGGAATCAAAGAAGACTACGTTGACCCTGCTTACTTCATCCACAGCATTACCGACGACCCCAACCTTACTGATTGTACCTATATGGGGCACATCAGAAACATCTCAATTCAGGAGCTTAAGCGTATGGCTGGAAATCAGTTCACTGAAGACCAGTACAAGCAAATGGCGCAAAGCGTAGCCAACACCTTTGGCAACAATCCTGACCGCCTCTCTGAGTCTTACTACGACTCAGCTATTGGTGTTTACCAGTACGGATACGACCAGTACACCATCGCTATGATGGAGTTTGAGTTCCTTAGCGTAGACGACATTGTATTTGAGAAGAAAGAGTCTCGCTTTGGCAACATAGGATTCTACTACAAAGGATACGAGTACAAGGCTCCCAACCAATCGGTATACGACCGCGAGCCTGTGTATATGCAGAATGCTACCATTTACGGCGGTAAGTTCATTGTGGGAACAGACTACTTGTTTGACTACGGCCTCAAGAAGAATATCCCAAAGAACATCCACGACTTAAGCCGTGCTCGTTTCTCGTACAGCGCAGTAGCTGTAAACCTGCGTCGTATGATTCCTAAGAGCTTGGTTAGCAGCGTTATTACGTTTGCAGACCAGCTTCAGATTACGCACCTTAAGATGCAGCAGGCAATCGCCAAGGCTAAGCCCGATGGATTGATTGTGGACATTGAAGGACTTGAGAACGTACAACTTGGCCGCGGTGGAGAGCTTCAACCTCTTGACATTCAGGATATCTACGAGCAGACTGGTGTATTCTACTACCGCTCGAAGAACCCAGATGGAGGATTCCAGAACCCGCCTATCCGACCATTGGATAACAGCATCAGAAACATCAACGAGCTGATTAACATCTATAACCATAACCTTCGTATGATTCGTGATGCAACGGGTATCAACGAGGTAATGGATGGAACATCTCCAAAAGGAGAGCAATTGGTTGGTGTTAGAGAACAGGCTATTCAAGCCTCTAACAACGCTCTGTACGATATCACCAACGCTTCGATGGTGCTGTTCCGCAAGGTGTGTGAGGACATCGTAAAGTGTCTTCAGATTCTGCCTCCGCAATCCGTAGTGTTTAAGGCCTACGAAAATGCTGTTGGCATTGAGAATATGAAGGTGCTGTCTTCATTTAGAGACTTGCCGATGTACAACTTTGGCGTAAGAGTCATTACAGAGATGAATGACCGCGACCGAGCTTACTTGGAGGCTAACATTCAGGCTGCACTTTCCATTGGAGAGATTAACCTTGAGGACGCTATCGCTATTCGTCAACTTCGTGACGTAGACCAAGCTGAAAGGCTGTTGGTTGTACGTCGCAAGAAGCGCATCAGAGAAAAGCAAGAGCAAGCCGCTCAGAACTCCGAGATGCAGGCTCAGATGAACATTCAAACTACTCAAGCCGCCTCGCAAGGCAAGATTGCTGAGCTTGGTGCTGAAAGCCAAGTAGAGCTTAGTAAGATTCAAGCAGATAAGGTCGCTAAGCTTGAGCTGTTGGACAGAGAGTATGCCTTGAAGATGGAGCTTGAGCGTTTGAAGTTAGGTATGGGCACAATGCAGCAGCAGGAAGCCATTAACCAAAAAGCTGAGCTTGAAAAAGAAAAGGAAGACCGTAAAGACGAAAGAGTTAAGAAGCAAGCAATCGAGCAAAGCAAACTTATCTCTCAACGCCAAGGTCAAAGACCAGAACTTGTTGAAGAACAAGATGACGTAATGGATATCCTCCTCGGAGAGCAATAATTAAAGAGTAAATTTGCAATATGGCATCTTGTACCACCAATACGGTAAATCTAGACAACGCCCAGCGTATTCGAATCAACGTTAATTCCGCTTAAATACCTTATAGCCATCAGAGTTTTCTTTTACGTTGTAAAGTTACAAAATAAGAAGGGGGTGGCTTTATGCCAACCCCCATCTAAGATACTTATTATCTATTACTAAGATACACGCTGAATAAGTACACGGTAAGCGTTAGCAGATGGTGCAGCCGGTACGCCAGAGAACGTAACAGTAACTACGTTAACACTAGTCCTTGTTACGTCTGTGTATATTGTCTCGTACGTAGCGTTATCGT